CTGGCCGTCAACGTAGACGTAGGTTGGGTAGGCGCTACCGGCTGTTTGTGTGTATTGAACCAGCCCGATGTGATGCCAGTTGCCGTCAGAGATAATTACGTTAGTGTCTACAGTTGCGCCGGTTCCGTAGTAGTACGAACCAAGCGTTCCCCTTGGAGTGACGTAGAGGGTTAGGGCGGTGTTGTAGATGTACTGCCCTTGCGACTGATTGCCAATAAACCAAAAGTCAATGCCGTTGGTGATGGTCGAGCCTGAGTTGCCGACCTGAGGGTTGGCTAGGTTCAGGTAAGCAACGTTCGTTGAGTCGTTGCCGTTGGTCAGGTCAATAGCAGTGTCGGTGTCGTAGTAGATGGCACCCGGGACGTTCTGAACCGTACCTGCCACCTGTCCGGTGTAGTGGTTGATTTGGTCTGCCATGGCTTGGGTGCCGTCGCACCGGTACCACGAGAGAGCGTTGGCTGAGACTGCGTACTGTTTCCAGAACGCTGGTCGGTTCATGTAGAGCAGCGAAAGGTATTTGGTGTTGTCGGTTGCCCGGACGAGGAGGTCTTGGTTCAGCACGTCGGGGCTTCGCTCCTCGACGCTCTCGAGCAGTCCGAAGAAGACCGGGTAGGTAATGCCTCCGGTGGTGGCGGTCACCTTGATTGGAAGCCGGGGGCGGATTACGTAACCGGTACCATTTGTCGTACCATTGAGGAAGTAGCCGGTGCGGTTGTCAAGTGTGGCTGACAACGTTGACGATTCGATGCGATCGAGGAAGTGCTGGCGCCCAGAGCTGGTGGTGAATTCTTGGACGTAGGCGGTCACGTCAGTCCATGTCTGGGTCAGCGTTTGCAGGTTGCTCGGGTTGAACGCAATTTGGACGCTGAGCGTAGGAAGCGAAGCGAGTTGCGTCATTGCTTAACCTGTCCTCCCCATTGGGCGAATAGCGTTTTCATGGTTCGGGCGTCCTTCAGCAGTTGGTTGCGGACGGCCTTTGCCACGGCGTCAATGAATTTGGGATCCGAAAGGAGATTGTCTCCGATCACACCGGAGTCGAGCTCTATCTCGATGTTGTTTACTGCCGGGCCTGTCCATGACGCTTGGTCGCTCATTGGTTAGCCTTTCTTGTGCTTGATGACGACTGTGTTTGTGGTGCCTTGCCATCCTGTTTGTCCGAACATTGCGTTGGGTGAACGATCTGTGAGTTTCTGTTGTGGGGTCATCTGAGCCCACGATTTTCCTTGGGATCCCGCATACATTAGACCAGCTGCGGCAAGTGCAACTGTAAGGTAAGGCCCAAATTTCCAACTTCCCTCCGCCATGTTACCGGCTGCTGCGGTGTCGGTGACAAGGCTGGTGCCGGTCTTTCCAAGCAGTGCGTCGGTGTTGGCGATCAGTGCGTCAGTGTTGGCGCCTGTTGCAACTACTTGTGGCGTGTTTTTGCCCAGTCCAAACAAATCACCAACGGCTTTGAATGCGCTCTTGGCTTTGATTGCGACCGAGGCTAGGAACGCTGCGGCCAGTCCGGTTCCGAGCGTGTCCTTGAGTAGTGGGTGGTCGTTGATGGCTTTAGCGAAATCACCTATCCAATTCACAATGGTTGCGACCGTTGGGAGGATAGCTTTGCCTGCCTCTAACAGTGTGTTGCTCAGTTGGGTTTTGAGGATGGTGAGCTGTGGCCCAAGTTGCTTTGACACGTTGGAGAATATTGCAGCGAACGATTGGGATCCGGCGCCGTTGATGTCCTTTTGCACTTGCGAGATTGCAGTTAGGTTTTTAATCAGCGCAGATGCCGAGGGTGCTCCGGCTTTACCGAACACGGCTTCGACGTAGTCCTTTAGTGGTTGCCCACCCCGGATGGCTTGCTCGTTGATTGCCTTGAGGATTCCGACAATGTCACCACGCTTGGACATGGCGGCGAGTTCGGTCTGGTTCAGTCCGAGTTGCTTCAGCGCAAGTGCGTATGGCGTGAGCTTGCCCTTGGAGTCCACGGCAGACTTGTCGAGGTTGCTCATGCTGTTTACGAACGACAGGACGGCCCGGGTGGGTAGTCCGACTCGGGAGAATTCAGCACCGATGCCAATGATGTTTTTGAGGCTTAGTCCGTAGTTGGCGAGGGCGGCTCCGACTCGTCCGGTCAGCATGGACTCCTCTGCCGAGAGCCCACCGACGAAGTCCTTGGATCCGGCGACGAGGATTCCGGTCAGGTCGTTGATTTTCATGCCCTTGGCGATTTGCAAGTTTTGAACGGCAATGAGCGATTTGGTCACCGAGGTGAGGTCGGTGCCGGTGACAACCGAGGCCTTGGCGCTGGCGTCCATGAGTGAGATTGCTTTGGCGCCTCGGATGCCGGCTTGTTCGATTATCAGCGCCGAGTTGGCAACTTCGGACGTGGTTTTGCCGGTGGCGTTGGAGGTGCTGATGATGGCACTGCTTAGGCGATCGACCTCGGCTTTGGTTGCGCCTGATTGGTTTTGGATCTTGTCTAGCGACTCTTGGAAGTCGTAGGCCTTTTTGACGCCGTAGACCAGCGCACCACCGATTCCCAGAATCAGCCCGGTGGAAGCCTTTTGGGCAACGCTGTTGAGGCGTGCTCCCATGGTGTCTGCGGACGCACCGAACTCTTTGATGAGTCCTTGACCCTCCGCCATCTTGGCTTTGAATTCTCTGATGTCGGCAAGGAGCCGAACGATTACTGAGCCTGCGTCTGCCATGTTTAGTCCTTGTTAGATGAGCGCCTTGCGCCATTCCTCTTTGTAGATTTCCGTGATGCGTGGCATGGTCTCCTCGAGCGCCGGACGCATGTAAGGAAACGGCCTGCTTCGGGCTGTGCCGAATTCGACCGGTGCTGCGTACTTGATTCCCTCTTGTGGCCCGGCGGTTGATTGCCAGACTCCGACTCCAATGCGCTCGACGCTTTGCATCCTGATTGACCTTTGGAGGTTGTATGTGCGGTTCGTTGGGCGTGGTGGTTGAGCCCTGAATGCGCCGGCGGAAGTGTAATACCGCTCTCCGGTGTTTTTGTTGGTGCGTGCGGATCCAGCCGGGCGTGGGCGGAAGTTGCGCTTGGCTGCGTCGGCAATAATCACCGCCGATTTGGTCACGATGGTTCGTGAGGCAAGGTCGGTCTTGTCCACGAGGCTCTGGATGCGGTTGATGACGGAGTCGATGCCGTCGGTTTGTATCCACTCAGCCATTGGTCACCTCTTGGACGACGTTGTCGATTTGTACGAGCCATTCGGTGGTCATTACCGGCTGGTCTAGGAAGTCTTTGTGTGATCCGCCGAACTTGCTTCGGAAGCGGTATTCCCTGTACATGTCCATCAGCTCGGTGTCGACCTCTGCTTGTCTACCTTTGAGTGCCTCTGCGAGCCGGTTCAGTCGGCGGTAGGCGCTTTTGGGTCGATCGCTCCGTCGGGGCCGAACTCCTCTGTGCGGTTGTACTCATCACCACAGGCGTCGGCGAGCAACGTGAACGTGCTACGTGGCAAGTCCAGTGCGCTCTCTTGGCTCGGTGGCGTTGGGAACGACCATGATTTCACCATGCCAGCGATGAGGGCTGCTTGGTAGCCGTCGAGATTGTTCTGATCCTCATCGGAGAGCTCCGCCATGACCGCCCATGTTTCAGGCTTGGTCTCGTCGAAGCCGAGGTTGGACAACTTGACGGCCGAACCGGCGGCTCTCATGTAGGCCCGGGAGATGACTCGAGCTTCTCGCTCGGTGATTTCGTCCTTGGTCTTGATGATTGCCGACTGGCTGTTTGGCAGTTCGATCGCTGGCATGGTTACCCTTTCTTAGTGGTTTAGTACCCGGTCTGGTAAGCGGTTGACGTACCGTTAATGGTAGTCGTTGCGATCGGGCTATAACCGGTGGTTGCGTCGGTGGTGTCGGCGTTTGCTACGAACTCGACCTCTACCTCTGTGTACTCTTTTCCTCTTGTGCGCTTGGGGTTGAAAAACTGCGCCGAGGTCATCGTGAAGCTGACTGAGTGCTGGGTTCCACCGGTTGCGTCGTTGGGGTCTGAGAACGTAATCACCACGGCTTGTGGGCTTCGGGTCAGTGCGGTTGCTCCGGATCCGGTCGACCATGTGTCGGCGTTGGAGTCAACGACGGCTGTGAACTTACCGGTCACCTCGAGTGGGCCTGCGAAGTTGACGTGTGGCGCCTGAGTTCCCATTGTGAAAATGGGCTGGGTCTTACGTGAGAGCAAGAGCTCGCCGGTGGCGATGTAGGTGAACGTGGTTCCGCCGACCGTGATGGTCGTATCCCACGCTGGCACCATGTGCTCGGTCGAGAGGCTCAGGCTTGTGAACGGAGCCGGGGCTGTCGTGTAGCTGGTGTATGGGTTGCCAAAGAACTTGATGGTGGCGTCGGCTGCGGCTTCAGCACCGAACGTGAGGCTCAGGCTGTCGGCTTGTGCGCCGGTCACGGTGAAGTAGTTGGCGCCGTCGAAGTCGAGCAACGAGTAGCTCTTTGGCTGTGAGCCGTTGGCTGCGTTGTTGTACAACTTGATGGCGTGGTTGTATGGCCCGGTGCCGGTGACGGTGTCGTTTCCACCGAGGACTGCCGTCAGCAGAAGTGGGAACGTGTCAGCGTAGATGAAAGTCTTGAATTCAACTTCATCGTGTCGTACGCCTTGTACGTTGTCATAGACAAGCGTTGGTGAACCACGAAGCGCCTCGTCACGCAGGAACGTCTGCATCGGCGTAATCTGTGGAGTCTGAATCGGAATGTAAGTCGGCGTGCCTGATCCGGGGAGGGTTCCTCGGGTGGCTTCGGCGATTAGTCCGAGATAACTATTGGCTGTTAAAAATGCCATGTCGGTTCCTTAGTTGGTTGTGGTTGGGTCGGTTGGTGCTTCGGTTGGTGCTGGGTCAGCGGCTGGAGCCTTTGTAGGGGCTTGTGCGCCACTCCAACGCTCGTCAGGTGCTTGGTCTAGGTCGTAGGCCTTGCCGGGCTCTGCGACAAGCACAGCGCCGTCTGAGACGATGTTTGGGTAGACGAGTGTCTCGTCGCCGTTGTAGGTGAATTGTGCCATGGTGGTTTCCTTATGACTCGATCTCCTCCAGCACGATTACTCGGAGCTGGGAGTAGGTTTGGGTGACGCTGGCTGCGCCGTTGATGTTGCGTGGGTAATACGAAGTTACGTCAATGTCGGGTGATCCGGGTAGGGTTCCCTCTCCCCATTGGAAGATGGTTCCCGGGGCGCCGGCGTTTCTATCAGCTCGGATGGCTGCGACAAGGCTGTCGAGGAATGCCTCGTTGGCTTGTCCGGCGTCCTCGCTCTTTGGCGTGGTGCTTCGGAAGTAGCAGTCCATGACCCACGTGTACTCGACCATTTTGCGGCCGTCGTGTGGGCCTCCGAACGCAATGCGGTTTTCTCGCTCTTGCTCTAGGTAGAGGTAGATGATGGCTCCGCTTTTGTGGTTCGGGTCTGATCCGTTGTAGAAGTCTCCCTCGGGTGTGAGCTTCGGTGGGAAGCCGAACACCGTGGTGAGCCCGGTTACGTTGGCGCCGTTGAGGTAGTTCACGATTGCTTGGCGCACCGTGGCTCTGCTCATTATGCTCGACCCCAGATTTGGCGGAACGAGTCCAGCAGGTCGTATCCGGCGCTCTCGTCGTAGAGCTGCCCGGTGGTGCGGTTGCTGGTGGCGACTGGTTCGCCAAGTTCGTTCAGCACGAGTCCTCCGGCTCCACGCTCTTTGACCATGGCAACGATGAAGTGAATCACCGCTTGCTTGACGGTCGCTGGGATTGCACTCACGTTGACGCCGGTGGTGTGGGCGTTCGTCAGTGGTGCGGTCAGTGGGAGTGTGTAGGTGGCGCTATCCCACGTCGAGGCGATGACGATTTGCTCGTCCTTGGCTCCATCCCAGATAGTCAGGGTGGATCCCGGGTAGATGCCGATGATGCTGTCGACCGTGATGTTGGTATCACCTGCGGCGACTGCGCCACTTGAGAACGTATTGGCGAAGCCGTTCACGTACTCCCATTGGCAGAACTGCTCTTGGCCGTTTCCCCATGCTCCGCCGACGAGGTTCAGTCCTCCGATCGACGTTGCTTGGCTCAGGCCGTACTGGTTCGTGATGATGAACTGGTCACGCTCGATGGATGTGTTGGAGTCGTTCAGTGGCACGTTGTTCATGCCCTGTCCGGGTGCGTAGCCGAACTCAAAGGAGCGCAGCTCGAGGATTGGCCAGTAGTAGGGCTGGATGATGAATTGCCCTTGGCGGTTGATTCGGTAGCGACCGTTCTCGGTATTCACCGTGGCACAGAGGGTGCCTAGGGCGCCGAGGCAGTAGTTGTCGGCTTTGGTTGATGCCCGGACTATCAGCTCTTGAAGCGCCACGGATTGGGCGTTCAGGCTTGCGTCGGGGATCAGGTTGGAGAAGTCGATGCTGGCGGCGGTGGCCGAGTTCAGCACTTCGGTTTGGGTTACGTATGGAACCCGGTTTCCCTCGCTGAGGTAGAACGGTGCAATTACGGTCATTCGTCCTCCTCGGGGGTTAGGTCGGTGCCACCGCACTTGCCGCAGCGGTCTTTGAATACTGAGACGAAACCACACTCGCACCGGTATCCCCGGGCCGATCGGAACGTGGTTCCAGCAACTGCGAAGTCACCTGTTTTGAGAAGTGTCTTTGCTGCTTGACCCTCGACGTGGAACGTGCCGTCCTTTTGACGCTTTGCGACGGAACCCTCGTTGATTTGTACTTCCTTTAATCCTTTGTCGGATCCGACGAGTCGCATGTCACTTTCCAGTAGAGCTCGGGCCAAGTTTCTGTGGCGTTGATTGTTGTCATGTTAGTGGTGGCAAGGAGCCGGTCTGGGAAAAGGGGGAAACCCAGACCGGCTCAACCTGCCGAGGCTAATCATTTCTGATTAGCGACTGTGTTCTCTGTTTAGAGAATACCTGTGATGATGCCTGACCATGCTGGTGCGTGGAAGGCGAGTGTGCCGTAGGTGTAGCTGCTCAAATCGTAGCTCATGCCAATTTGGGGCCATTCGATAATCATCTGGTCAACAACATTGTTGGCAGTGACTGTCGTGCTGACACCCGAGTCTGGGAATGGCAACTGCGTTGAGTGAACGATTGCGACGCCAGCAGGCATGAAGCGGTGAGCCATTACATCGACTACCTTGCCCGTGGCCTCGTTCGCAATTCCGGTCACGACTGAACCAACAGTGAATCCGTCGGAGCCGGTCTCGTAGTTGAGACGGTAACCGGTTGGGGTTCCCTGCTGCTGAATCGTCTTGGCCAACTCACGGCGTACTGCTGCGGTGGTCAAGATGAAGTCGGGGTCGGCCTGTACGGAGTTGAACAGCGAGATGAACGCATTCTGGAAGTCTGCGCCGGGCTCTGCGGTGTTCAGGTAGCCGTTGAGGGCCTGTACGTAGCCTGAGTAGGCAGGGTTCGAGAGCTCCGAGATGAATCCGTCGTAGCCTGCGGTTCCCAAGGTGGTACCACCGAAGTTGTTGCCGTTAGCGGAGCCGTTGTCGGCGCTGGTGCTTGGCAATGCGGTTACGAGGGTGAACACCGATGGGCTTGCGCCGTTGCTGAGAACGGTTGCACCCTTGTAGAACACGCCTGCGGAGACGGTCACGTAGATGTTGATACCGATCGTGCCGGCTGGGACGCCTGACAGTGCGCTCAACTTGATTCCGTTTCCTGCAACGCCTGATGCGATGGATCCAGCCGAGATGGCCTGTGATTCACCTGCGGCGCTCGAGAACGTAACGAGTACTGGAGCTGAGGTCAGAGCTGGAAGCCCGGTGCCGGTGGTTGAGGTGTCGGTCGCTGCGGTTGCAGTGATGCCGGTGATGACCAACGGAGTCGAGACTGCGTTGAGCATGTTGTTCTCCTCACCCAACATGTGTGACCAAATTGCGGCAGTGTGTGAAAGTTGACGGAGGTCAGCATATCCCTTCCCGGCAAATTCAGCTTGGAGTGACACGGAGTCCGAGATACCCTGCTCGACGTATGGCTTGACGATTCGGTCAGCCGAGTACGAGATGAGGTTTGGACGGTTCAGTGTTACGCCGTTGAAGTTAGCGGTGTTGGTGTTCGAGTTGAAGAACGTGTTCAGGTTGGAGACGCCACCGGTGCGTGAGTTGCTCACACCGAGAATGCGACGGAATTCCAATGCCTGACCGACTGCTCCTACACGAGCGATCGAGTTCCGCAAAATGAAAGTTTTTGGAACGAGCATTTCCAATGCAGGCTGCAGGTCGTAAGGTACGAGACCGATGTTGCCGTATGGAACTGAGTTCAGTGGGTTGGTGAGTGTCCATTCCTTGACGATGTCGGTGCCAGCGAGTGCGGACTCAACTGCGGCCAACTGGTCGGCGGATACGGACTTGGTCAGGTCGTCACGCAGACGAGCTGATGCGCTCTTGACGATTCCGACACCCTTTTCAAAGGTGCGCTCGCCACGTGCGGTTTCAACACGTGCCTGTGCTTGGCATGCTGACAGGGCTGACTTGTACGCTTCGAAGCGGTCAAGGCGCTTTTCCTGTGGCAAACCGTCGAACATCATGTCGATGGTAGGGGCTGCTAAAGCCATTTTAATTCTCCTAGTGGATAGATGGTTGGGGTACTTCTAGTTGCGTGCGATGGCGTCGGCATCGTGCTCTAGCTTTAGAGCCTTTTCGATGTAGGCGTTTCGCAAACTTGTGTCGATGACTTGGCTCGCAGTTTTGCGGAGGCGATCCGCTTCACTGCGTAGTTGGTCTACCTGTCCAGACTTGTTGGCCTGAACTTGGGTTTGACGGAGGGCTGGGCCTCCGGGTGCAGCCATCTCCTTGACTGCGGCGAGCTCGGCCTTTAGAAGCGTTAGCTCCTCTTTTGCCTCTGCTAGTGCAGCCTTGGTAGTGCTGTCGTCAAGGCCTAATGCCTTTACGATCTCGTTGCGCAATTCAGCACGGATCTCATCCGTTGCCTCCTCGCTGGTCGCTGACTTGATTAAGTCGGGGCTTACGCCCATTGCGATGTATGCCATGTCATCTCCTGATGGTTGGTCGTCGGTGTCTGTCGTTGCGAATGGAGCCGGGGTTTCACCCTCGTCGGCTTCGCCTCCCCACCAGCCAAGGAAAATGCTTAGGCTGGTCAGCAGTTCGCTAACGTCGGCGATCTCGTTTTCCTCGCCTCGGGCGATTTCGTCGAGCTCGCTCTTGATGAGTGAGATTAGTGCGGTGCGGACGCTCTCGAGGTCAGCCGGGTTGTGGTCGGCCTTGGATGTCTCGGCTTCGGTGCCTTTCCAGTTGTCTGGGATCAGGTTCGTCTGTCCGAGCGCCTTGGCTCGAGCGATGATGTGCGCCTTGGCTGCGTCCTTGTCCTTGGCCCGGCCGAAGCTCTGAATGGCGTTCTTAAGGTCTTGGATGTTCTTGATTGGGAATGCACCGCTTGGAAGCGCCTGTCCGGAGATGGCGGCGTGCTCACGTTCGGTCTTGGAGAATGCTCGCTTCTCGAGGTCGGCGTTGTCGCCCTTTTCCACGTCGGTCTCGGTGCTCTTGAACTTGTTTGAGACGGACTGTGTCATTGCCATTGCTCGGTCGGTTGCGCTTTGGGCGTCCTTTGAGCTCGCACCTCGTACTCCGTCGACAACTTCATCGTGGGCTTGTGCGGCGTATTCGTGGGCTTCAGCAGCCATGGTGTGCGCTGCGGCTTCTGCCGGGCTTGTAGCCTCCATGGCCTTATCCCAGTGCGCTTCGGCAGCAAGTTCGTGAGCTGCGGACGCTGCTTGGTGTGAATCTTTTGCGTCGCCTTTATCACCACGGTCTGATGCCTGTACGGCCAACTCTGCGTGCTCCGAGGCGGTTGAGGCGTGGTCGCCTGCTCCACCGGCGTACTGGTTGCCGTGGAACTCGTGTCCATCCACGTCTCCCTTGGTCACCTCTGCATCGGCGTCCTTTTCGGCGCCCGGGTGGCTTGGACTCTGGTTGATGGTCTTTTCGTCGTCGTCGTCAGCGCCCGGGTGTGATGGGCTCTGGTTGATGTGGTGGAGGCTCGAGTCCTCGGGCTCCTCACCTGATCCATTGCAGACTGGGCAGGTCACTCGGTCGTTCGTGTCGGGGTCGACTACTTCACCTTGGCCGAAGCACTGGTGGCAGGAACGCTTCTCCTCGCTTGGTGCCTTGTCTCCAGCGCCGTCGACGGTTTCGATCGCTTCAGCATTGAGGTCGCTGGTCTTAGCAACGTCGCCCTTGGCGATTTCAGCGTCGGTGCTTTTTCCCTCTTGCACTGGGTTTATCTTTGTAGCGGCCATGGCGAGCTCACTGATTTTGCCGGCTTCGACCGGGCTGTTCCAGTCTCCTCCGGCTTTTGCGGCTTGCAAGCGGTGAGCCGTGGCAGCGTTTTCATGTAGTTCAGCAGTCATGCGTTGGTTTGCTGCTTCGACTCGGTTACCAGCTGCTTCGGCCTTGTCTGCGGCGTCGTGATGGGTTTCTGCCATGTCGTCATGATAGGCCTTGTAGTCACTGTGCGTTACGAGGTCGCCTGCTCCACGGGGGTGTGGGCCTGAGCCGGGGCCACCTTTGGCAACGTCGGCGGTTGGCTCGAGCTCGGTCATGGTTAGTTCACCATTGACGGATTTTGCAATCTCGATGCGTGCGCTTGGATTGGCCGGGCGATCAACCAGTGACACTTCGACAATCGTGCCTCCGACAATTCGGCCGTTGGGGGCAGCGTCGTCCTTGATGACCTGCGCTCCCTTGATTCCGATTGAGTATCCCTTGAGTACTTTCTTGCGAACCTTGGTCTGGGTGACCGGGTCGACGACCTCGGATTTCAGCATCCACTTGTCACCCTCGGCTGCGAGCTCTACGCCCACTCCGGCTGCAATGGAGGAGTGTTGCTCCCGGACGTTTGCGCCGGAAGTGAACCACTGGGGCATGGCTTGCTTCAGCCAGCTGGGGTCGCAGATTTGACGGTCAACGTCGAGCGTGGGATCCGTCGCAACTCCGTAGACCATGAGCGTGCCGTCCTCGGTGCTCTTGTATGTAAGGTCGCCGAGTCCGACGTAGGTGATGTCTTGTGCCATTGGTCGTTTATCTCCTAGATAAATGTTAGATGATGGTTAGGCGCTTATTCGGCGCTTTGTGTTACGTCTTGTGATACCGCATCGCTCGCTTGAGCGTTATCCCAGACAGCCTCCATGCCACATTGGCAGTTCGGGTGCTCTGGTGGAACGTCGTCGTCGATCGGGTGTGGGTTCTCCGCCTCTTTGGCCAAGCACCGCTCACATGGGTCGCCGTCGGTAATCCAGTTCCAGCCCGAGGCGCCGGCTTCGGTGTAGGTGTCAATGGTTGCGGCGTTGTACGCACGACCGGTCTCGGTCATGGCGATGATGTCGGCCCGGGTTTGGACTGCCACGTCGGTGCCGTAGGATCCGGGCGCCATTGCTGGTGTCGGGATTGTCTCTGGGCTCTGGCCGTTGATGGCTTGGTAGATGCTCTGACTGAGCGTCTTGTAGTCGTGTCCGTTGGCGACGCCATTTGCCACTGCCGTGTTGATCCGGTCGAGTGTGGTCTGGGTCAGTTGGCGAAGCGTGATTCCTCGCTGGTTCAGCAGGTCGGTCACGGCTCGTCCGCCTTGGATGGGCTCAATACTCACCTGCTTGGCGGCCACGTCCAGTCCAGCTGCGATCGCTGCTTCATGAAGCGATTTGAGAGCTGCGTCGAGCTTGCTGGTGTCCATCTTGATGTTTTGCGCTACCGCTAGGTAGGCAGCCGATTTGATGGTTGCCGGGTCGGTGGCTGTGGCTTTCATGGCCTGCTCGATGGTCGGCTTGATTCCGGTCACGAGGTTATTTAGTCCGGCTTGGATGAATACTCGGAACTTTTTAATCACCGCATCTCGCTCATGCCAGCCGGGCACGTCTTGCGTGCGACGCTTTTCGAGGTTGGCTTCGGCGCCTTTTTGCTTGGCTCGCTTTTTGAGCTCACCGAACGTCGGCATGTGCTTTTTGAGCAATTCTGTCAAGTCGTTCATTGTATTGACCTTAGACCGATTTTCATGCTGGCGCCAGATATCTCTTGGGAGGTCACTTCGAACTTACCTCCGGTCAACCATTCCTTTTGGTATTGCCACATCTCGTCGGCGTATGGCTCAATGTTCAGCCCGGGTGCGCCTGCTTCGAGTGTGAATAGAACCGAGTGATCGTCGCCTAGGTAGGTCGGGCTGTTCTCCGATGCGAACTCTTGTCCGACTTCGAGGCTTGCTGAGAACGACGAGGCTGGAAGTGTCACCTCACTGCCTACGCTCGTTTGCTTGGCGAGGTCTTGGAACACTTCGCCGTCCACCATCATTCCTCGGTAGAGCTCGGGCGCTGGGGTCTTTGAGTCCAATGCCGCTTGCGCTAGAGCCGGGCTCATGTCGTTGGTGTCGGTGTATCGCATTGCCTCTTTTTGGACGGCTTCAGACACTCCGGTGCTTGGTGCGCTGTCTCCTCCACCTGATCCGAAGCGACCGTGGCTGTCTCGCTCTTGGTCTGGGTTGTAGCCTTTAGTAAGCGAACGTCCTTTTGGGGTATCGCTTATCTCTCTTTCGACGTACTCGATTGCCCATGTGGCGAGCTTTTCCGGGATTGGTCGGGCGCCCTTGACCATGAAGTACGCTTCCTCATTCAGCTTCTCGGCCAGCGATTCGTCGATCGTGGAGAAGTCGAACGCACGCCAGTTGCCTCGCTTGTTGCGTGATTTGACGAATTGGGCGAAGTCTCGCATCTCATCGGCTACGACGGACTTTGTCTGATCCTCTGGGGCTACACCAGTTTTCTTGTCTTTGCCTTTACCGTTATCCGGCTGTGGTGCGCTTTCGCTGCTTTGCGTGTCTTGTGGTGCTTGGCCGTCTTTGCCCGGTTGCGCTTGGTCACTGGTGGCTCCCTGTGCTTGTGATTGTGCTTGTTGCTGTTGGCTGTCGAGCGTTCCCTTGAGAAACACCGGGCCTGTTGCGGTCAGGATGAACGGCTCGTCGGCTTCTCGCATGTCGTAGAGGGGCAAGCCCATGTCGCCACGTGCGTCGTTCAGCGTCATGGTTCCACTCGAGAGTGCGGTCTGATAGGCCTTGGCCTTTTCCGCCTCGTTTGTGGCGGTGCTTCTGTCCTCGAGGTTGAACGTTACGTTTTTGTCCATGCCTAGAAAACGCCGGCACAGCGAGTTGATTACTTCGACGATGAAATTCTCCATTGGGCGTGCGGAGACGGTTTCTGCGCTCTGCTCCTCACCGTCGTGTGCGCCCTTTCCGCCACCGAGTCCGGCCCGGGCAACGACGCCAAGCTGATTTGGCGCAATTCCAAATACGGAGGCGATTTTCTTGATGATGTACTCATCCATCTCCGGCTTGTAACGCTCGGTCATCTCTGGAGCGATTACGGGGTCGAAGCCTTTGGGGAGAACCTTAATCTTGTGGCGCTCCTCGCTTGATCCAACCATCTTGTCGTTGAACACTCGTTCGAACGCTGCGAGGCGCAGGTGGTCGATCTCTTGGCTGTCGGTTTTCATAAACGTCATCGGCATTGTGCCTGACTGGAAGTCGTCGATGAACCAACGCTGGCGCTCGAGGTAGAGAGTGGCGGCTGGGATTGCTTGCTCCACTGCGCTGAAGCCGTATGGGCTCCACGTGCGACGGTTGCGAATGAAGTAGGCGAGCGTGTCGGTCTTGAAGCTCGTTCCCTCTGCGTCGGCGTAGTACTCGCCGTCCACGTCGCTGTCTGGTGAGGCGGTAAATTCCCCTCTAGGGAAACCCCATAAAATCTGCTGGAATGCTGGCGCCGGGGGACGTGGGATGTCGCCTCGGTTGTCGAGCAAGATTTTGATTGTTGGTGCGTCGATGATGTTGAAGCCGATCACCTTTCCGCCGAGGTTGTACTGGGGGTAGACCGGTACGCCGTCGTAGACGAGGTGCTGCCAGCCGAACTCTGTGATCCACTCCGACCAGCCTCGGTCTGCTTGTGGGTATGGGTTCTCCCAGAACTCGGTGAGCTGGCTGATTTGGTTCTTGTACTTGTCACGGCCAATTTTGGCGGCTTGTGCGTGGCTGACGTTTTGCTCCGCCATGATTTCCGTGATGGCCAAGTCGCTTAGCGTGAACGACCAGTTCATCTTTACGATTTCGCTCACTCGGATTGTGATAGCCCGGGCGATGATGTCGCACTGGTCTGCGAGTGCTCGGAGCACGCTCCATGGAACGTCCTGTTGCGTAAGGTTTAGGTTGTAGGCGACCTGAAATTGGAATTTCCGAGGCTCTGCTCGACCGGTGGCTGGGTCGACTGGGTCGATGGGGCTGGGGAGCAGTGGTGCTGCTGGCCCGAGCATGGATCCGAACGCATCGCCGGGACGTGGCAGTGCTGTCGCCTCCCAGCCTGATTGCTGAGCTAGACCTTGACCGCCGATTGGTTGCGCTGGCACGACGTTGGCGTACCCGGCTTGGTTGTACATGGGAGTTCCCATGAGGCTCTGGGCGGCCTTTTCGACGGCTTCGGTGATGTACCGGTCAATGTCTGCTTTGCGGTCTTTGCGACTAAAGAGTGCCACGTGTGTCCTTAGATGGTCGGGAATCCGAAGTTGGAATAGTTTGCGATCGTTGGTTGTGTCGAGGTCAGTGCGACTCCGGCGAGCTGTGCTGCGTTTCCTCCCGGGTTGCCCGAGGAGGTTTTGCCACACGAATTGCACCCTGATGCATTATACGCCATTGGCATTCCGCAGTTCGGGCATGCTGGTGCGATGGCGTTTAGGTAGCGGTCTGCGTCTGATCCGAACGCAAAGCCGAGTGCGGTGACTGCGTGTACCAGTGCGTCGAGTCGGTCGGGGCTTGTGCCACTGTCTGGCACCCACCCGGTGAGCTGCTCCTCGAGCGTGTCAAAGTTGCCGACGTGGCTCACTCGTCCTTGCTCGTATAAGGCCGAAATAGGTTCAGCTCGTAATCTTTTCCCAACCTTGGCAACCACTCCCTCATAGGCAATCATCTGGTCAACGGCTCTGATGGTCTGTTCCACCATTTGACCGCCTTGGTTGGTTTCGGCGATGAGGCGATCGGCGCCGAGTTCGTGGTAGAGCGCCACGGCTCTGGTGGCCCACATGAGTGGGCTTTCCCGGCATGACCGGTCAGCGAGAATGTAACACCTGCCGTCGACGCCTTTTCCGGCTGCGACTATTCCGGTTTCGTCGCTGTCCTCGCCACTGGTGGTGGCTGGGTCGACTGCTACGACGATGCGAACCATCTCGGGTGCGGTTTTGACCCGGGTTCCCTCAATCATGTCCAGCGTCCAGAGAGCGCCGGGCGTGTCGTCTAGAACCTCTGCATAGAGCTCTTGGCGTCCTAGTCGGGTTCCCTCGTATCGTGCTCGCAACTGGGCGAGGGCGTTGGGTGCGAGGTTTTTGGCGTTGTCGAATGTGGATCCTCTGACGACCTTGACCGAACCGTCGTCTCTGTTGAGGAGGTCTTTGATGAGCTTGGTCGGCTGTGGCGTCGTGGTGACGATGATTTGTGGGTGCGCTCCGAGGCGCAGTGTGAACTGCAGCTGGTCGAACGTCTCTGGGTACCGCCAAGCGGCCAGTTCGTCACACCACGCTCCGTGGAATTGGGGGCCTCGTAATCTGTCGGGTTCATCTGCCGAGAACAGTTTGATGAGGCTGTTGTTTTTGAGGCGTATCTCGCCCATTGAGCGGTTGTAGTGCTTCAGCACCTCGTACCGTCTCAGGATTGCGATCAGTCCTGATTCTCCCTCAGCGCAGGTGTCTCGAACGTCACCGAACGTTGCGGCGACTACGGCCCAGCGAGTTCCCGGGTTGCGGATGGCTTGCCACGTGACCCACTCGGCTGCGGTGCGGGTCTTTCCTGATCCACGCCCAGCGAGGTAGAGCCAGATTGACCAGTCCTCGTCAGTCGGCAGTTGCTCCGGTCTCGCCAGTTGTGCCTCCCACAGCACCCGGCTCGCCGCTATGGCTTTCAAGGATGAGTCTGAGCTTGGCAACTTCGGCGTCGATTGTGGATCCGTCATAGTTTGTTGCTTCTACCTGCATCTTTGTGGGTGCGTCCAAGCCTAACAGCCGTGAGCGCCTGTCCATTATTTTCAGGACGGTGTCGACGGCTTTGGGGTCGCCTTGTAGTGCCCGGGCCCAGACGGCCATTTGGAGCCGGTCTAGGCGATCGCTCTCCATCTTGCGGAGTTCGTCCGCCGGTTGCTGTAGCGTCCGTGTAAGGGCCCTTGAGAGGGCGTAGAACGCACCTGAGGGGCTGGCGTAGCCTACCGAGCGTGCGATGTCGTCGAACGTGTACCCGGCTCTGCGGAGCTCGAGGACTTTTCGTTCTTTTTCGACTATCTCTGGGTCGTTATTTTCACTCGCCATGGTTTCACTTACCTGTGATGAAATCGTGCTCATTGCCGGTGCTGGCGGCGATTGGCTTGATGCCGGTGAGGGTCTGGAACCGAGTGCAGATTACGTCGCAGAACTTCGGGTCGAGTTCCATAAGGTTGGCTCGACGGCTCTGGGCGTGGGCGGCGATGAGCGTGCTACCGGATCCTCCGAAGAGGTCGAGCACTAACCAGCCGGGCTTGGAGCTCCAGTTAATCATTCGCTCCACCAGTGCGACCGGCTTCATCGTTGGGTGCAGTTCGCTCTTGGTTGGGCGGTCGTGTCTGATGATTGTGGTGTGTCCGGCGAGTTCTCGGGCCAGTTCCACCAGTTGGTCTTTGGTCATCTTGGCAAGGTCGGTCTCGTCGTCGATCACGGTCGTTCGGGTGAAGTCGCCACAGAAGTAGTGACCTGCTCCCTCTTTCCAGCCGTAGAGGATTGGTTCGTGCTGCCAGTTGAAGTCCTGCCGGCTTAGGGTGGCGTGGCCTTTGACCCAGATGAGCACCTCTGCCAGTTTGAACCCGGCGTCGGTCATGCAGTCTGTGAATGTGGCTCGTTCGGATTCGCCGTGGCTTAGGTAGATGACGGCTCCGGGGCGCATGGCTTGTTGGAACGAGGCGTAGAAGCCCTGTACGAAAGTTCGGAACGCTCCCGAGTCCATGTCGTCGTTCAAAATGGTGCCGGCTGCGCCGTCCACTGCGACGTTGTAGGGGGGATCCGTCCAGACCATGTCTGCGAGCTCGCCGTTCATTAGCGTGGCAACGTCGGTTGGGCTTGTGCTGTCTCCGCACATGAGGCGGTGGTCGCCTAGTAGCCATACGTCTCCCAAGACGGTTTTGGCTGGTGCGTAGTTTGGAATCTCGTCGGGGTCGCCCAGCAGGTCGGGCTTTGGTGTCTCCCCGAGCTTCTCGAGCAGGTCGTCGAGGTCAGTCTTGTAGAACCCGGTTCCCTCGAGTTGCTTCTCGGTGTCGAGCAGTTCCCGGAGGATGTTTCCCAGCCCGGATTCGTCGTAGCTGGCAACGTCGTTTGCTCGGTTATCTACTAGCAGGATACGCAGCGCCTCCTCGTCATCCACGTCCACGTAGGTGACGGCGATGTCTGCCCAGTTGAGGCTTTGTGCGGCTTTCCACGTGTGGTTGCCGGCGAGGATGTAGTTCGTGCTCTTTTGCACCACGATCGGACGGTATTGGCCGTGGGTCTTGAGGCTCTCGGCGATGAGGTCGACGTTGCCCTGTCGGACGTTGCGTGGGTGCGTTTGTAGCTGGCTGACCGGAACTTGTTCGGTGCGGAGTTTCATGTTTCCCCTGTTTGGTTCATGGCGCTAGACAGCCCACTCTACTGTTTAATCATAACAGATTGGTGACGTTCGTGCAGGGCTTGGACGGTCAGGTGGTGACGTTTATCTCCACCATGGTGCATCCGCTTACCCACACTTCTATGAATGGTTCGTTTTGTGTGTACATGGTGTGTTTGCGAATTGTCCGGGCTTTGGCAAGCTGCTCGGCGGTGGTGATGAGCAGGTGGCTCCGCTCGTCGTTGAGCGTGATGAACCGCACCTCTCGCTTGGTGTCCAGAAACTTTTGCTTGCGTGCGGAGAAGTGCAACGTCGGGAATGGGAAGCGATCGCCTGTCCAGTTGTGCTTCACCTCGACCTCGAATGCCAGTTCTCGGCCTTTTCCCTCGGCGAGTATATCTATGCCGTACTGGTCGGGGTTGACCCATGCCTCGTAGCCTGTCTGGCGTATCCAGTCGATTACTAGGTGCTTGGCGTTGTCGTCGGCTTCGTAGTGCTCCGGGCTGAATATCTTAAAGGGTTGCAATGCGGAATGGGCCTCTCACGTTGGTAGTGAATGCGGCGCTGGCTTCTAGTGCCATCATCAAGCTCCCCTCGTCGTCGTGCGTGACGTAGAGCGCACCGAGAGCTGCTGTTGCTCCGGATCCTATGGCGCCGTAGGCGTATCCGTTTTCGCTTCTCATCTCGATCGTGGCTAAATCCTCGTCCACCTCGTAAATTCTGCCGTTCTCAATAAAGAGGAAGTTCCACTCTTTGAGGTCGGTCTGGTAGTTCTCGAGGAGCTGGGTCATGGTGGGCTGGTTCGCCTTGCGTGCCATGTCGAACATAATTTGCCCGGCTTTCCAGTTGCCCGAGAAGCCAATGAGCAGGTTGCCAAACTTTCCACACTTGGGCGAGGCTGTGGTGGTGCTGATGTCCTCGTCGGCGGCGAGACTGTCGGATCCCATCCAACAGCCGTCGGGCGTCACGATTGCGGCCACGACAGTCATCGGACTCTCCGGGCGTAGTCGAGGTAGACCAGAATGATGGCAATTGAGAACAGGGTGAGGCCGGTCATCGGTTTCTTATCTCTGCCACGATGCGAAGTGCTTCAGCAAAGCCGTTGGCGAAGCCTGTCTCGTAGGCGTCTCCCCGAGTTTGGCTGAGCTTGGTGTGGTGCCGGGTCTCGTTTTGGATCCTAACGAACGCTTCATTTAGTTTGGCTCCCATTATTTTCCTCCCTGCCAGTTGATGCTTGATGGCATTGGTTCCACTAGGTCGAGGTAGTCCAACAGTTGGGTGGCGTCGCATGGCGCTGGTGTTTCGCATTGGACACAGTTGTCTCCCCAGCTGCGGTGCTTGGTTCGCAGTGCTTTTCGATCGGCGTAATTCATTCCGGCCTCCTGATTGCCATCACTGCCAGCGCCCAGATGACCAAGATGATGATGATGGGGTTCATTCGCTCTCCTCCGGAAACATGCGGTTCCAGCAGTCCGAGTCTATTCCGGTCTGGAGTAGTTCTCGCTGGTCGTTTGTGAGCTCGGGGAATGCTTTTTGGATGTTGCGGCCGTTGCGCCAGTGGTTGAACGCTCCTCGGTTCAGCGTCAACGTCGTCGTCTTGCCGCAGAGCGGGCAACGTGCCTCGTATTCAAACGTGGTCATGGTTTTACCTCTATTTGATTGTTTTCTATGTTTTCCTTTGAAATTCGTTCTTTTGCAATGGTTCCGTATTCGGCGCTCAATTCTGTGCCTACAAAATTGCGTCCATTTTTATTTGCCACTATGGCCACTGTTCCGGATCCCGTGAATGGGTCTAGAGCCGTGTCGCCCGGCTTACTGCCAGCCAAAATGCATGGCTCTACCAGCGCTTCTGGCATTACAGCAAAGTGTGCGCCTTTGAATGAAGCTGTCGGTATCGTCCACACGTCACGCTTGTTTCTACCTTTTGGATTTACAAATCTGTCGCCCATCTGATCAACGTGAATTCCGTTACTTGTTTTTGTGCTTGGACGATCGGTGTGAAGTTTGCGTTTTGATCGGGCTAGGCTCACCGCACTTATCGGTTCCTTGATTGCATCGGCATCATAAAAGTATTTTTTGTTTTTTGCAAATAGGAATAGATGTTCGTGGCTTTTGGTTGGTCGGTTTTTGATGCTTTCTGGCATTACGTTTGGTTTTTGCCAAATTACATCTGACCTGAGTATCCATCCGTCGTCTTGCAGCGCAAGTGCTGTTCTCCACGGTATGCCTAGGAGGTTCCCATCTTTGCTGTAAGTATCTCCGAGGTTGAGCCATAGCGTGCCGTCACTTGCAAGCACCTCTTTTACGTGCTTAAACACTTCGACTATCTCTTTTACGTAAGCTTCTGGGGTTTCCTCCAGCCCTATCTGATTGGCTTCACCGTAATCTCGTAATCCGAAGTATGGTGGAGAGGTAACACATGTTTGGATTGATTCTTTTGGCAGTTCTGCCAGTTTGTTTCTAGCGTCTCCAATAAGTATTAGTGATTTCATCGCTGATCCGGTCGCAGTCGGAATGGTCGGGTTGGCCCGGGTGGCTCGATTCGTTTTCCGCAGTCCGGGCAGAATATCCGGAACCATGGCCTTTCGATTATCTCGCCGTTGATTGTCTCGATGAGCTGGACGTGCTTGCACTCCTCGGTCATTTTTTGTCTCCATCTAGTTCGCCGCAGTGGTTGCAGGGCTGGCTTAGGTCGGGTCGGAACTGGTTGCAGGTCGGACACCTGTGCAGTTCAGCATACGCTCTGTCCGAGAACTGCCAGCAGGATTCTTGTGGCTTGCGCTTTATCGTCGTTGACGGTTCGGCGCATGTTTCGGCGAGGCACCGGTGTAGTTCGAGTTCGGTGTGTATCCACAGCCCGGGCTCCATCTCATGGATGTCCTCTCCGCAGTGTTGGCAGACTCCGGTCTTTAACTCTGCCATTTTGAGTTCTCTCTGAGGTCGGTCAGTTCCCCTCCCGAGGCCAGTGCGTTACCGATCACCGTTGCAAGTTGCTCGTAGGCTCGCTTCATGGTTGGAAACGTGCCACACGTCATCGGCCCGGCGAACACCGTCCACCTGTCCTCTTTGACCCGGTCGACGCCAAATGCCATTGTTGTCCGTGTCTGCTCGAAGTAGATGTACTCTCTGTAGATGTTTGCCATTACGCCTCCTCTTTGGTGCGGAGGACTCGGTACCCGGGCTTTGGCTTGGTGTACTTGGCTGCAAGCTCTGGGTGGTCTGCCATGAGCGCCTTGGTGTCGATCGTGGTTCCCGGTGCCGTCGCCTTGTAGGTGAACAGCGTGCGGCCGTCGTAGGCGACTGCTTCTGCTGCGCCAATCATGAGCTCCAGTTGCGCCTTAATTAGTTTCACCTTGGCTTCAGCCTCGTCGGCGATTGCCTTGGCTTGCAGGAATTCCTTGTAGATGTCGAGTCCGAATTCGTCGGTCTCTACGACCACGTCGGGTTCGTGAGTTGGGAACTGCGCCTTGAGCGTGGTGAAGTCCGAGTCGTACCCGGTCATGTCTGGTGGTGTCTGTGACTGCACGCCGTTCCAGAACTCCTCCTCGATGCGGTTGAGGTAGTCGAGCTGCTCTTGGTTGTACTCACGCTCTCGGATGACCAATCCCTCGCCGCCGACTAGGCAGGCGTAGACGACCTTTGTGATCCCGGTCACGCTGGCGTAGTGGCGTCCTTGCAGTTCGTATGCTTCAGGCACTTGTCCGTAGTGCCAGCCCTTGGCGTTTCCTCGGCTGGCGATTCCGGTGGTCTTGATTTCAAGGATGGCCTCTGGTTCGGGAAGTCGGCTGAACCACAGTGAGCTCGCTTCAACGTCGGTCACGTACCCGGCTGGGTAGGCGTTGTTGTAGTCGTGGCGCATGATGAAGAAGTCCACGTTGGCTTGCTGCCACGTGCGATCGAGGCTGGCAAGGATTGCCGGGAAGCAGACCACCGAGCTGTTTGTCTCTCGGGCGTACTGCTCTGCGACGACACGCTCGAGGTTGTGACCCCACTCGGTTGCCTTGTTGCCTTTGAACTCGGACTCGACGATTCCGGCCTTTTCAGCCCACAGTGCGTATGGGCTCTTGTACTCGTTGATGCCGGCGACGATGCTGGCATCGGATCCTCCGAGGCCTTGGCGTCGGTACTCGAGCCACTCCTCGTTGGTGATTTCAGTCGCATTGACTACGACCTTGCAGTGCTTGTTCATTTGTTGCTCCTCTTTTTTGGGCTGGTTGTCCAGCGTTTTAACCGTACTCGGTGCCTGTGACACCAAGCAAGGACTGTTTAGCCTCCGGCTGCTCGGACGGTCACCATTAGCGATCGCCAGCCGTCAAGGCGACTCTGGGCGGCTCTCAGTGCCTCCCGGGCGGTCGTCATGCGGTTGCTCGCAATCAGGTGGGCTAGATGTTGGTCGGCGCAGTCGACGGTGGCTGCGGCTTCTACGAAGTCGACGGTGGGCTTGCCGTGTAGTGCTCGGATTGAGAGCCGGGACTGGGCGTAGGCGGTTTTGTATGCCACTTCAGCTCGAGCTGCTTCATCGCCGGCTTCACGCATCTCCTCGACGAGCTCCTCGAGGATTTTCATCTCTCGGCCGATTCCGGTTTGGATCCTGTCGACGGTCAGCATTAGCGGTTTCCTTGGCTCGGGTGCTCTGCTCGGGTCTGCTCCCGGTAGAGGCAAAGTGCGATTGTGGTGTAAGCGATCAGGTCGATGAACGAGTCCTCAATTCCCTCGTTGGTCAGCGTGCCGCCTTGTGCGACCAGTGACAGCCGACCCATCTTGTCCTGCGCTCTTATCATTGCGGCGACCCAGTCGTCGAGCCCGGCGAACTCTGCGCCTTGGCGCACGTTGTGGAACGGATCACCCGGGCGACCGTAGTCTCGTTGCTTGGCGGCGTGGAGCTCTTTTACTTGGTCGAGGATTTTGTCGAACTGGTTCATTGATTTTTAATCCTGTCCTGCTCGACCAGCCGGGCCATTACCCACTCCACTACTGGCACGGCAACGGCGTTTCCCATCTGCTTGTATCGGTGGCTATCTGCTTGGCCCTCTGTCCAGTTGTCCGGAAAGCCCTGAAGCCTCTCGCACTCAACTGGAGTAAGGCGTCGTACTACTGCTGGTGGTGTTGCAACTGCGTGCGGATGGTTGGCAGAGATGGTGAACTGAGGGTCGCCATCCTCGCCTACACCTAGAGTCATTCTTGCATCATTCACTGGGTCAGGCCTCCCGCCTAAAGTCAAAGTGTTTATTGGATACGCCACGCCATGCACGTCCGTCTTGGTCAGCGTGAACATTGGGTCTGTCTCATCTCCAAAGCCTTTTCCGCCAGGGCCATGCTCAGGCTCTCGACCTATTGCGTTGCCTTGTATTGGGTGCGTGACCATAGGCGTATTGTTTCCTCCAGTACCCATTCGGGCTTGTAGCGTTGGTACAACTTGTTCCGAGATTCTGATGCCGTCACCGTGCGATCCGGTGTCGAAAATTAGAACGGTCGCTCTGCTGTCGCCGGTGTTGTCAAAGACATTGAGAGTAGGCACTACCCCCCCCTCACGCCAAACTTCGGCTGGCAGGTTTCCGTCAGCATCTCTGGCTCCCGACCTAATTACTTTCACGAACCACGACATTGTCTTCCGGTCTTTTGTGAGTTGATGCGGCCAGCGTGGTCACTTGGTCTTCCGAGTATTTGGCAAAGCCGGTCTGACCAAAAACGGTTTGTGGTTCAATCAAAACTTGACCGTTGCCGGTAGCCAAAGTAAGGCTCATGTCCTCACTAATTAGAGGTCCTTTGCCCCCCCC